TCCACAGTGTGCCTTACCAATGATTGCTTTACGATACCATGAAGTCGAAATACGTATTCACTGGGGATCACAAGCAGGTAATTATAACGTCGAGTGTTATTCAAATTACTATTACCTCGATAACGAGGAACGTGGTAACATAGTTTCCAGAAACCATAACCTTCTCATTACACAAGTTCAAAAAAGTATTCCTTCCGGGGAACTCACACAAGAACTTACGTTTAATCACCCCGTAAAATACCTCGCGTGTTCGGATACGACCGTTGAAGGTGCACTAACGTCCGCGAGTAACAAGGTTAAATTAGAAATTAACGGTCTCGATATAGGTCCTTATAAATGGGGAAAACCACACTTTATGGAAGTTCAGAACTATTACCACACGCAATTCGTAACGTCCCCCGATTTCTTTTTATACTGCTTTTGTCTTTCGACGAGTTCACTCCAGCCGACAGGAACACTCAATTTTAGTCGATTAGATTCAGCAAAAATACACAGTCAATCCATGGTAATTAACGACCCGATATATGCCGTGAATTATAACATTCTCAGAATAGAAAATGGAATGGCTGGTCTCATATACGCCAATTAAAAATACTTATATATATTAAATGGTTAAAAACATACCTACCATCGAACGGTCTACCAAAATCCGGTTTGGTAAACACGTTTCAGATAGCCAGGCTGAAAACACGATTGTTTTCAATGCGTCTAATACTGAAGTTAGCACACCCAATTCGGGGTCCATTTACATGTCACCTCTCAGAGTTGAAGACGTAGCTAACGCAAACTTTTTTGCGTATAATTCAACTACAAAGGAAGTTGTAGATTCAGGTGTTAGAACATCCCTTTTAGGTGGTGTTACTTTTCAATCATCCACGGATATGGGTAACACATCTTCAAACACTGTCCAATTTACTAATCCTACAACAGCTTTCATAACAACATCAAACGTTGGTATTTCAAATAGTGCACCTACACACGCCCTTTCCGTAAAGGATAAAATTTTTATGTGTGGTTCAAGCACTACTTTACTAGATGTTAAAGGTACATCTAAATCAGATAAATTTATATCTGGTTCATCTATTACCATTAGTAATGACGAATCGAACAAAATTCAAGTTTCGGGTATTGTAAAAACAGGTGATCTTCATGCAGATAATATAGGTGTTTCAAATACAGCACCTGGTAATAACAAAATAAGTATAGGTCAAACTGGTCAAATCGTAATGAATACTCCAACAGAATCGACAAATGCATTTTGGACATCGGGTAATGTTTACGCTCAAAAATACCGCGGTGACGGTTCACTTTTGGATAATATTACACTAGAAAACGTTGCTAACAGAACAGATGGTAACACTGTATCTATACCAGTTCAATATTCAAATATAATAACAAGTATTACAACTCTGGGTAACGTACAAGTAGATACAACAAACGGATCGTTTTTAGGTAAAATTGAAGGGTCTAATACAATTTCAGCGAGTACAATTACAACAGAAAATGCCATTGCAGCTACAAGTGGTGGTACAGGCCAAAAAACAATAGCAAAAGGTGATATATTATATGGTGATCACGCTAGTAATAATACTTTAGCAAAATTAGAATTGGCATCCGATAATTCTGATAGAGGTAAGTATTTAAGAATAGGAAAAGCGGGTGAAACTAACGAAGATATACCATATTGGGACGATGTTTCATCGAACCTCGAATCGATCGTAAGTAATGGACCCGCATCTGCAAACATTACATCAAATACAATTCAATTTGTAAATACTGCAACAGGTTTAGAAACCACAGGTAACATCATTGTAGGAACAAACGTTTACGCAGCAGAATTTATAAGTACAGATACTCCTATTGCATCTACAAGTGGTGGTACGGGTCACAAAATAATAGCAAAAGGTGATATATTATATGGTGATCACGCTACTAATAATACTTTAGCAAGATTATCAAGAGCGGGAGATGATTCTGATAGAGGTAAATATTTAAGGTTACACAGTTCAGACGATATACCGTATTGGGACGACGTTTCATCAAACCTCCATTCCATTGTAAATAATGGACCTGCATCCGCAAATATTACATCAAATATACTTATATTTAGTGAGGGTATAGAAACCAAAGATATAACGATTGGAAGTGACAGTCAAATAAATGATACGTTTGTTCCGTATTTAGACAGTACATCAAATAAACTCCAAAGTAGTAAAATAAGTTACAATGTTACCGATAAAATTACGAGTATATCATCAAACGTCGTTATTGGTGGTAACTTAACAGTACAAGGTAATACTACACACGAACACGTAACAGATCATTTTATAACGGATAAGATATTCGCAGTTTCACACGGAAATGATCAGGTATCAGGTGGAGACACTATGGATATGGGTCAACACATGGCAAGACCAACCGCAAACGTATTTGCGGGTTACTTAGGTGCAGCTTCACCAGAGGAATATACGATATGTTTTACCACAGGTGCATCTACAGATACGACTATTACACCAAATAACGGGACTAGTGATGGATACATTACCGCAAATGTTTGGGGTAACGTTTTAGCGGGTAACGTCACAACAACGGGTAAAATAACAGCAGATTCAATTACAACAGAAAATGCCATTGTAGCTACGAGTGGTGGTACGGGCCACAAAACAATAGCAAAAGGTGATATATTATATGGTGATCACGATACTAATAATACTTTAGCAAAATTATCAAGAGCGGGAGATGATTCTGATAGAGGTAAATATTTAAGGTTACACAGTACAAACGATATACCGTATTGGGACGACGTTTCCTCGAACCTCGAATCGATCGTAAATAATGGACCTACATCTGCAAACATTACGTCAAACGTCATCCAGTTTACAGGGGGCTTATATACGGGTGATAATATTACGATTAATACCGATAAGAAAATTGATTACACAACCGAACTTATACTTAAATCGTCTGCAGGATCAAGACAATCGTTTAAAGTTGAAAATGCGATAAAACTCGATCCAGACTGGGCAGAACCGGCAGCTACGACAAACGTATTAGCTATAAAATACGATGGTAGTGATGGTATAGAAATTTTTGATTCGGGGGGTAAAGGTGGTTCGACATTCGAAAACATTCACGAAAATGCCGCAAATGTAACCATAGGTCCAGGTCCTATAGGAGGCCCATCTGGTGTTTCTAACCTAACAATTAATACGTACGAATCTAACGTACTCACGGTAACGGGTAATATATCAGCCGATAACATTACTATAGGTGGTCTTCACGTCTCCGCATCACCGTTCAATTTAGATGACGTGTGTTCAGCAGGTGCAGGTGCAAATGTTACATCAAACATTGTTCAGTTTACAGGAGCATCGAACGCGGTTGTTATAACAAATAACATAAAAATAGGTGCAGATGCACATATAGGAAACGATGTAGTTGTAACAGGTAACACCGTTTCACAAAATCTTCAGCTCACAAATACACAAATAACAACTACTTGGACTACAGGAACAAAGACACTCGCTATAGATTGTAAAAACAAAAGTTACGGTACAGCTCCACTCACGACTATAGACGATGACGTTTCTGCACTTTCAATTACAAATTTACCAAATGGGGGTCAAGTTGTGGTACCACTTTTAGCTTCAGGGGCGGCTAGAAAAGTCTTAAAATCAATAACAGACGGTATCGATTATATCGCATTTACGACCGATGTGTCTATAGACCAGGACAGTCATGGTCTTTTGACCGTATCAAAAATAGGTGCATCGACCGCGGAAAAAATTTATATGAATGCAATTGCATTTACAGCAGCTTAAATCATTTTTTCAATCTTTCATATTATACATTGGCTTAAAAATAAAAAACCTTAGTATAATATAAAATATGTCTGGAGGTATAGCCCAACTCGTTGCAATCGGTGCTCAAGATGCACACATTGTCGGTCAACCCGAAGTTTCCTTTTTTAGGTCTAACTATAAACGTCACACAAACTTTGCCCAAACTGTCGAAAGACAAGTTGTTCAGGGCAACCCCGCTACTGATGGTATGTCCACCGTCAGGTTTGAAAGAAAGGGGGATATGCTCGGATACGTCTACGTTGCGAGTAGAGCAAATACAACAGCTAACTTATCAGGTCATGTCAGTAAAGTTGAACTTTTGATCGGTGGTCAAGTCATCGACACACAAGAAAAAATTTTTATTGAAGATCTTGCACCAACTGTTATGGATCAAACTTACTCGAGACAAAGCCATGTAAAAGCACAATCTCGTTTCATACCACTCAGGTTTTCGTTTTGCGAAAACGCCCAATCCGCAATCCCATTGGTCGCTCTTCAATACCACGATGTTGAATTAAGAATTACATGGGGAACACTTACTGCTACAGATATGGAAGTCTACGCTCAATTCATCCACCTCGATACGGATGAACGCACATCCTTGGCCAATACACCACAAAACATGCTTGTTACACAAACACAAAAAGCTGTTGCATCGGGAGCGGGGATCCAAGAACTTAATTTCAATCACCCAATTAAGTATTTAGTTTCTGATAACAGTACCTCCGAATTTGGGGTTGAAAAGATGAAATTGCAAATCAATGGTACGGACGTTACTGATGCCAAATCTATTGTACCACACTTTACGAAAGCACCACTTTACTACCACACACAAAATGCCAACAGTAACAGTAGCGATGTTATATTGGTTCCATTCTGTCTCGATACGTCCAAGCTCCAACCAACTGGGTCGCTCAACTTCAGTAGACTCGATTCCGCGAGACTCGTTTTTGAAGGTAGTGCTAATTTCTCAGCCGATTTCTATGGCGTCAACTACAACATTCTCCGTATCGAAAACGGTATGGGTGGTTTGATGTACTCGAACTAATTTAATTTTAGCCACTTATTATAAATGTTCTGGCAAATAGTTTTTCTCGCAGCTTTTATTTTTATTATTACGTACGATCCCAAGTCCGGAACTTTGAATCATCTCGTCGACACCAAACAAAAAAAACCCGCACAAAACGCGGAGTGTAAAGAAGGTCATTTCCAAGAGATTCAATTTGCTCAACAGGGGTACGAGTGTCCCAAAGAAAAAGGTTCTCACATGGGTGCGATTATACATACTTAAAAACATAATTGCACACATTAATATAAAATGTTTACTTTTGATCGTGAAACCGTTACAGTAGTTGGTGTATTGTTATGCATCGCATTAACTTTATACATGTATAAAGAACTCAAAACAACCAAGGAAGAAATGGAATCTGTAAAGGGGTTTAATGGAAAATTAGCCTCATTTTTATCCAGACCAGTATTTCCCAGACCAGAAAAATCCCAGTGTCAAATTCCAAGTAAAAAAACACCAGAAAATGAAACCCAAGTAGGTAAAGAAATTGATGAAAATCAAGATAGCGAAGAAGAATCTTCAGAATAATCATCTCGCTAAATTATAACTTGCAAATGCGCAATGAAGAAATACAAGGCTATTGCTATTCCCGTAACATTTACGGGTTCTAAACCAAAGTTTCTAACTGTACGAGATCGTAGATTCAAAGATTGGATTTTCGTAACAGGGGGGTGTAGACGCAGGGAAATACCAAATCCAATACGATGTGCTTTAAGAGAACTTGAAGAAGAAACCAGAGGAGTAATTTCACTGAAAAAAGGTGAATATTCAGATTTTAAATTTACAGTAAAAGAAAGTCCCGGGGTTGAATTAGAATATAACGTGTTCATATTTTTCGTAAATTATACACAACAAGAACAAAGTGACCTCATTAAAAAATTTAACGATGAAAAAATAAAAACAAATTTAAAAAAAATACAAAAATTACCCATTAAACGTACATTTGACGAAAATGATTTTATGAATTTTGAAACTTTAACAGAATTTAATACGAAGAAACAGTGGGATAGAATAGTAAAAAATGTACTCAATAACCCAGAGTTTTATGCGTGTGTAACTTCTTTGAATAGAAAAACCTTTTCTATTAAATAATGAAGTCAAAAGTTTACATTTTATCACAAATAAAGGATCTACTTATTGAAAGACATGGGTATACCAGTGAAAAGGCGGAAAGGTATGCAGAACTCCATAAAGATGATAAAGTTTACGAACTTTTAGTACTTA